AAAGAAAATAAAAGACATAGAAGAGCTGCACAAAAACAAAAGAAAGCTCTATGTGATACAGCCTCATCTTAGATACGATGGCATGATTGTAGCAAACACAGTATATCGCATAACCACATTTTGGAATTATTCTTATTATTGCCAGGTGCGCACAAATCCAAAAAGTAAAGGTATAATGTTGATGTATAGGTCATGGAGAGAAAAAAAAACAGATAATGATGTTATAAACACAGGAGCTAGAGTTTTTGATTCGAAAGAAGAAGCCGAAATTGCTTTGAAAGAGCATGTAAAGGTTTTGTCGTACAATGCGTTAGAAAAAATGGATAAACGAATAAAAGAATTAGAAACAAAAATCAAGAAAGAACAAGAAAATGTTGATAAAATAAAAACTCTTAGAAAACAATATTATGAAGCTTCTATAAAACGTTTTAATAAATGAATGTGAAATGGCTGAATTAAGAAAAGTTACTGAAATAGCAAAGTATAAAGGCACTCTATATTTTATTAACCCAATTATTCTTGACGGAAAAGTAATGCATGCCACAGTATACAAATGCGAGAAAGAAGAACAAAACCCATCAGCAGGGATGTTTCATTGCTTGTATCTAACAAACAATAGGCAAATGCGTTGGTACAGGTCTGTATATTATACATTTAGTGGTAATAAAGTATTAGATGAAAATACTGAGGTGAATACAGACATACGTATATTTACTGAAAAAAAAGAAGCAAAGGAAGCTTTAAATGAATTTTCTAAGTTGCATGCTTATGAATTATCTGAATCAATAGAAAAGAGAATCAAATTATTAATGGTTGAAAAAAGTAAGATAGATGCTGAATTAAAAAAGTTGAAAGAAAGAAAATTGGAATGTTTTAAACATTTATCTACAACTTTTTCTTCTAAATCTTGATAGTTTTTAAAAATATCATATATTTATTAAAAAATTAAATTAGAAATGATTAATATTGCAAATTATACTTATGAACCAATGTACGGTTATTACGAGGGTGGCTACGCTCCCGTAGGAGAACCATTGTGCGTTGGCTAAATAAGTAGATTGCAATATGAAAATACAAAAATCATACTTTTCTTTTGTTATTTTTTTCATAATATTTGGGCGAGCAATCTACATGATGGCTTGCCTTTTTTGATTTTTTAACATAAAATATTTGTTTATTTGAATTTTTTTTTGTATATTTGCTAAAAACTAAAACAGTTGATGGAAAATAATAGTTGTATATTCTGTGATATAAAAGGCAAAATAGATAAGTCACGAATTATATATGAGAATGATTTATGGGTTGCAATATTGGATGGGTATCCAGTAACCATAGGGCATACACTATTGATTCCAAAAAGACATTGTACTACATATCTTGATTTAAATGTGGCTGAATATGCCACATTAGCAGGAAGTATTAAAGAAGTGGTTACTGTTTTAAAAGTAAAATATAAGGCTGAAGATTTTAATATTGGTGTTAATTGTGGTAAAAATGCCGGACAGACAATAATGCACTGTCACATACATATCATACCTCGTTATAATGGAGATTGTGATAACCCAAGAGGTGGAGTTAGAGGCGTAATACCCAATAAACAATCATATTGAAAGATATAAAAACACGGAAACTTGCAGCAAACTATTTTGAATATGCAACGTCTTAAAATAAAAAGGTTTCCTAAAAATGGGCGGTTCATCTAGGGGTCCAGGATTCAAGATTTTCATTCTTGCCACACCGTTTCGAATACGGTACCGCCTGCTAATATGTGATATTTTATTTTAAAAAAATGGAAAAAAATGTAATATCTATAGATTGGAAATCATTAAAAAGTGGAACAATGTTACACATGAAGGATTTTCCAACAATAAAACTTTTAAAATTAGATAATTCAAAGGCTTGTTATTTCAACTATGAAAATGATAGTATATTAGTTAACATAAAGGAATATGAATCTAAAGAGCATGGAAGTTATTATTACTTCCAGACCCATAAAGATGATTGGCATCCTTTAACAAAAAGACTTTGGCAAGAATATGATTGAAAATGCTATAGATTTTGCATACAAGCGTATGAAAGAAAAAAAATGGGAAAAAATATATGTGTTGGTAGATATTCATAATACAGTATTTCGCCCCAGTTATCATAATAAAGAGAAATACGAATGGTTTGTGGGTGCAAAAGAAGCCCTACAATTCATGAGCTGCAACGATAAAATTTCTCTTATATTATGGTCTTCATCACACCAGGAGAGCATTGACAAATATATAAAGGTATTTGAAACAAATGGAATTCATTTTGATTATATCAATGAAAATCCTGAAGTAGAAAATGATGATTTGTGCTGCTTTGACAAAAAACTGTATTTTAATATCGGTATTGATGATAAATTTGGCTTTGATGGGGATAATGGAGATTGGCTGTCATTAATAGGCAGAATGAGAACGTTGTTTCCAATAAGCAATAAAGAAATAAGAGCAGAAGAAACAATTGTATAAAAAAAACACCTAGGTGGCGCAATGATAGCGCAGTTGTCTCATTAACAATTGGTTAGAGGTTTGAATCCTCTCCTAGGTACAAACAAGGGAACTGACAGCAAGTCAATTAGGTTGTATTCCCATCTACGCAGGTTCGAATCCTGCCTCCTGTTTGATTCAGGAGTAGCCTAGCGGCCAGGCAATGTGAAAAAAACGTTCCCTTAAATCGAGAGGCAGCAACGATGGTGGTGTTGTGCCAGACTGTAATAAATTTGCATGCATAGGCGAGAAATCCCTATGTAGAATCTTACAAATTCGGTGAAAATCCTTCTTGGAAAACGGCACGTGCTACTATAGTTCAAAGGTTATGCACAGCGCACTAAGAGAACGTCACACTAACCAATAATGTGTAAGGACAATACCGAGCTAAATTGAGAATATTTCCGACACTTAGAGAACATTAATTTGTATGCCTATTTGCGAAAGTCTCATAAATGTGTAGAGAGCAGAAGTAAGATATGCTGCAAATATATTGAATAGCAGCACATTTCATTCAGATGTATCTGATAGAAATGCCTAAGTTGAAATTGGATGATATGTGTATCAATAAAGACCTTCAAATCACATCCTACTTCGAAGAATTTCAATATGGTAGTTGTGTGCTCCAGACTACAACAAATAGAGAAGTCCCTTAATAGGTTTTTATCGAAGGATAATATAATTTTAGCGTCTCGTTTGGCTATGGTAACATAGAGTAGCAGGAAATCTGGTCCCACAGGGTAAACATTGGGGGTTCGAATCCCTCCCTCTCGACTATAAAAAACAAAACTTATGGAAAAGGACATCAATAAATTAGCAGAACTAATAGACAATATGTGTGCTTAACACCCGAATTCAAGCTTGTGGAGAACCCAACTATGGATGACCCAATCAGAAATGATTTGCTAAAAAGTAGTGGCTCTGTGAAGCAAGAAGTTAATAAAGCACGAAGTTCAACTTTGTGTAAGTTTTAACATACTGTAGTAATGGTATGGAAAACTTGTTTCTTGTATCATTGATTAGTTCTGATAATATATTAACGAAGGAAGATGCTGAGAAATCATTAAAAATGATTGATAATATAGAAAAGGCATTGGAATTTACTACCATTGATGATTCTAAAAAATATTATTTTGAAGAATACATAGAAAACGGAAGAAAAATTTTAAAAAGAGATATTGAACAATTTAACAAAAATTAATAAAAAATATTTTGTTTTTACAACTATTTTTTGTATATTTGCTTGAGAAATAAAATTATGGCTCTGTGGGGGAATTAGGTCAGACCCAGCGGCTTCAAATACCGCCACCGAAAGGCATGTAGGTTCGAGTCCTACTAGGGCTACAAAATAACAAGGAAACACGCAGCAAATAAGTTAATAAAATGTTCCAAGCAGGAGGTCATCGGTTCGAGTCCGATTGGATATAAAAATCCATAGCTCAGTTGGTTAGAGCGCCAGCTAATTTTAAAAATGTTTCCTAATATTTTAAAAAATAAATGAACGGGAATGTAGTGTAATCGGGTTAGCATACGATATCTGGGGTATTGAGGTGGCGTTCAAATCGCACATTCCCGACTTGATATAAATCAATAAAACAATGTATTGACCATATTTTTTGCTAATAGGCGTTGAAAGTTCGAACTTATTTCATATTTATTTATATAGAAATATATTTGAATATGGAAAATTTAGAATTAAAAGTTTTAGAATTGGAAAAAAATGGCTATAAGGCATCCGAAATTGCTAAAATTATTGATAAAAATGTAAAATTTGTGTATAGACACAATTCAAAAGCTGTAGAAGAACGAATTAAAAAAAATGAAGCAATTGATAAAGCACAGAAAGAATTTGAAGATTTGGTACGCAAATATTTACCATTATCAACTTCAATGAATAATCTATGTAGTAATCTAGGACTAAGAGGGGTAGATGGATATTATGAAAAAATAAAGAAAGTAATCAATAAATACGATTTACCAATTAGTCATTTTAGTCCTAGAAAATCTAGTTACAATTCTTATTTGAAAAGAGAACTAGATGAAAATGGAAGATTTATTCGAATGCCAGATACCAATTTTTTTGTAAAAGATTCTAAACGTCATGGAGAATCGATTATTAAAAGATTAATTGAAGGTGGATATAAAGAATATAAGTGTGAAAATTGCGGTATTAAAGAATGGGATGGTAAGCCATTAAGACTACAAGTTCATCATATGAATGGAGACCATAACGATAACAGAATTGAGAATATTCAGCTATTATGCCCAAATTGTCATACTCAAACTGATACATATGGTAGAAATAATTTAGCCAAAAATAAAGGATTTAGAATTAGTAAACGAGTAGAAGAGATTTACAATAATTCTGAGCCTTCATACAAGCCAAAAGACATTCAAGAACTTAAGACCGAAATTGAAACCAAAAAACCAAAAGAAAAGAGATATTGTCAGAAATGCGGAAAAGAAATAACTGGTGACGGAGAAAAGTATTGTTCATCTGAATGCGCAAGAGAGGCAAGTAAAAAATTTGAAGTAACCCCAGAACAACTCATTGAAGATTTTAAAGAAATAAAATCATTTAGCGGCGTTGGTAGAAAATATGGGGTAACTGATAATGCAATAAAAAGAAGAAGCAAAAAACTTGGTGTGTATGAAGAAATAAGGAAATTCATCATTCCAAGATAAAACATAAATTACAAGGAGTCTAACAGCAGCCATGATTCGATTTGTAGCTCAATTGGTTAGAGCCTTGGATTTTACCAAGAGACTAGAGTTCGATTCTCTACTAACCGGTGAAAATGACTCCTTATTTTTTTTAATAAATGTAGATATTAATTTAAATTTTAGTGTATAGATATGGCACATGTTTATGAAAAACAAGCAATTGAGAATGTAGATTTTCCTGCATACACATTATGCTTTTTAGGCATTATAATGAATAAGCTTGAATTCTATGGTTTGATAGAAGGTAAACCAGGTAAATTGGATACTGAGATACCGAGTACATTGGTGATTCCTATTGTCAGTAGAAGATACCCTTATTGCTATGAAGGCATTTCTCTCATTGAGAAAACAATGAAACGCAGGGGTTTTGACTGCCAAATGAGTCATTATAAAACCATTGACATTGACGAAAAGGATGGTTCTAAAACCAAGGGCTATTCATATGAGTATAAACTTAGTAAAAAATAAAGTAATACAAGGCAACGTACAGCAATTTATTTTTGAAAGTTAACATATTATATCGCTATAAATAAAAATAAGCGTTGCCTGTTTTTTTATTTGTTAAAAAATATAGTTTTAAATCATAATAATAATTTTTTTAAAAAGTTTTAAAATTAAAAGAAAATGAGAAAGTTTTTGATTATGTTCGCCCTTATGTTGGGCGTAGTAAGTGCTAATGCACAGATTGCAACAGAAAATAGCAATGCGCTTGATAATATTAGCGTAGGAATCACAGCCGGTGTTTCTACACCTCTTGATTTCAATTCTATTTTCCCTGTGAACCCTAACGTGGGTATTAAGTTGCAGAAGGATTTTACCCCAGCTATTGGTTTGCAGGTAGAGGGTTTGGCTATCCTCAATGATAACCATTTCTCTGACATTAAGACAGCGGTTAAGGCAACTAATGTAGGCGCTAATGGCGTATTTAACCTTTCAAACATCTTCTGTGGTTATAAGGGTACTCCACGCACATTTGAGGTTAGTGCCGTAGGTGGTCTTGGTTGGCTTCATACTTGGAACACATCAATCAACAACCTTACAGCTAAGACGGGTCTTGACATCGCTCTTAATTTCGGTAATACCAAGGCGCATTCGATTGTTTTGACCCCTGCTGTTTATTGGAATCTTAATAAGCTTGGTGATATCAAGTTTAATAAGCATGCGTCACAATTGGCAATTAACTTGACATATGTTTATCACTTTAAGACAAGCAATGGTACACGTCACTTCAAGACTTATGATGTTGGTGCTATGTTAGACGAGATTAGCCGTTTGAACGGTGCTCTTGATGAGTGTGAGAAACGTGAGCCAAAGGTTATTGAGAAGGTGGTTGAGAAGGTTGTGACCGTTGAAGCCCCAAAGACAGCAGCAGTAGCTGTAGCAGCAAAGAATGGTGAAGAGTGGGTTGTAACATTCAGCACTGCTAGTGCAAAGCTCAGTGATGAGGCTAAGTTCATCCTTAATCAAGTTGGCAATGACGCAATTGTTGATGTAACAGCAACTGCTAGTAAGGGTGGTAGTAAGGCATTCAACCAGAAGCTCTCTGAGAAGCGTGCTAAGGCTGTAGCTGACTATCTTACCAATCGTGGTGTAAAGGTTAATTCAGCAGTAGGTAAGGGTATTGACACTGAAAAGGGACGTAGCGCAATCGTTGCTCCTGCTAAGTGAAAATAAACTCAAAGAATAACAGTTTTGGTGGTTCCTGTATAATTATACCACAAGCCTTGAGTATTACGAAGTTAAACAATACTGCATATTCGTTTCAAAATTTACCACACCAAGCGTGATGTGGGAGTAATACAAGCAAGGTGGTTGTCGATAAACGTAAACGACTCATAGCGTGTACCAAACGAGAAAATTTAACGATTTTCAAAAAGCACGTAATACCTTATTTGTTGTCGCAAATAATATAAGGTAAGGGCAATTAAATTTGCCCATTTGAGGGTATAGCACAGTGGTAGTGCGGGAGACTTCCAATCTTCATACGAGGGTTCGATTCCCTTTACCCTCTCTCTATTTAATATGCCGGGTAGACTCCCTGCTAGTCACAGGGCCGGCTCCACGCAGATGTAGTATGGTAGTCTACACGCCACATTGCCAATGTGGAGATTCCGGAGTGTAACCGGGCATCTGCTCTATTAAAGAAATAATGATTTTAGGGAAGTAGGCTTGGAAGTAGCCATCTTTTAAAGAGTGAAAATAGTCTATAATCTAAGACGGCCAATAGGAGTTAATAGCCTATTTGGTTTTGCAATAGGAAATCACTATATTTCTTTGGTGTAACAACACACCTAAAAATTATTTCGCAAAAAAGGGGCTATAGTAGTGAGTCACAAACCAAAGCCCCTGAACCTCGTAAATGCGTCGATAGCTTTATGCAAAAACGGAGGTGACAGACCATTGGGTAATTCCATAGGAGCGTTGTTAGGTGACTTAAATCGTATCAAGAAATTGGTACGATTTTTTTGCTATTTTATTTGGTTATTTTAACATTTTTTTGTATATTTGTAAAAAATATTAGATTTATGGAAAAATGTTTAAGATGTAATAATGATTTGATTCTAGAAAGTAACTTTATGCTATCAGAATTATATGGAGAAAATCTTTCTGAAGAAGATGATGCGATTGTAACTTATGCTCACTGCCCTTATTGCGGAGCAAAATATGAATTTACTGACACCCCTGAATCCGAAAAGAAAGATTATCCATACTGGAAAAAGGAAGATAATGATGGCTATGTAGGTGATTTATTTGAAAATGACGAGGTATTTAACACCTAACTCTTTATTATTTTTATCTTATTGTTATATATTATATAAGCGCCTGTGGTGAAACTGATAGGTAAAAAATGATACCACTGTGGGCAAATTGGTAAAGTCGGCTATTTTAGAGGTAGCGTCATTCTGCCGGTTCGATTCCGGCCGGTGGTACTAAAATTTCTTGCAGGTTTGAATCCTGTCAGGCGCATAAATATAATATATTAATGTAATTTGATAGATGTCTGAATTTAAAACTATTGATGAAGAGGGAGTAATAATTAGAAGGGCATGGGCGATGCCAAATAAGAACACGTTTTCAATAAAGCCATTTAAGGAATTAATTGAAAAATATAAAGCAAAATTACCAGAAAACGCAATAATACTTGACCCATTTGCTAATACTAATAAGCTTGCAACTATTACAAATGATTTAGACCCTCAATATGGCACGGACTATAATATGGATGCTCTTGATTTTCTCCGTATGTTCGAAGATAATTCAATTGATATGGTATTATTTGACAGTCCATTTTCGCCAACACAAGTTAAAGTGTGCTATACCAAATTAGAAAGAACAGTTGACCATTATTCTACTTCTCCTGCATTTTGGAGCGATTTGAAAATGGAAATAGGTAGGGTTTTAAAACCAGGTGGATATTGCATTACATTTGGATGGAATTCAGGTGGTATTGGAAAGAAATACAATGGCAACATAGTTGAAATTTTACTTTGCGCTCATGGTTCAATGCACAATGATACAATTGCAGTTGTTGATAAAAAGGTTTTATCATGATATTTATTTTCAAAAACACACTATATCATGAATAGAATTGATGAAATCATAAAAAAAGTAATAAACGATTACATTGTAAATGAAACTGTGGTTGATAAGTTTACTCCATGGGACCCAAAAAGTAAAATGGATAGAATGCAACCAAGTAATGCATCACGCTCACAAGGTACTGCTCCAACTAATGATTATGGCACTATACGTGGATATAATGATTGGAAAGATAATTTCTAACATATAATGGGCTATAGGGAATATTGTAGGAAATTTAATCTGTCTTTTTAACAAAATTTAATTGAAAATATTTTTTTATTCCAAAAATTTTTTGTATATTTGCTTAAGAAATAAAGAAATTATATGGTGACTTATATATTAGCAACAATAGGATATATTTTCTTTTTGGGAATTGTCATGTTTGCGCTTGAAATTAAAAATGCACCAACTATTGATGAAAGAGAACCATTCCTTTGGGATGATTATGGATGGCACAAACGAATATAAAAAGATGAAATAATGTTCGTTTTTTCGTACACTTTTAAATGTTCGTGATATTTATTAATAAATATACGAATATTATGAAGTGGATAAATGAAAAAAATGAATTGGAACGTTTGATTAACGTTGAACACGTATCTTATGAAGAAATAGGTAGAAGATATGGTGTTAGTGGTCAAGCTATTAAAAAAGCTGCTGAACGATTGGGACTAGTAATACCTAAGAGAAGGAAAATAAACCCTAATGAACATTTTAATAAGGGTACAGCAGAAATTACATTCTGCAAGAATTGTGGAAAAGAATTTATTAAATACAAAGGTCATAATGGTAAATTTTGTTCACAAGAATGCTCCCAAGAATATAGACATAAAGAGGCATATAAAGATTTTTTAGAGAATAATGAAAAATACTGTAGAGGGAATTATACACCAAAAGCATTTAAAAAAGAAATATTAGAAGAACAAGGTGGAATATGCGCATTATGTAGATGTGAACCAACTCATAACGGTAAACCATTAGTGTTTATATTAGACCATATTGATGGGAACGCTTCTAATAATAAAAGAGAAAATCTTAGGATGATTTGCCCTAACTGTGATAGTCAATTACCAACTTATAAGTCAAAAAATAAAAATAGCGCTAGAAGTTATTATCGCTACCACAAGCACAATTAAATAACGCACCCGTAGCTCAGCTGTATAGAGCATGACACTTCTAATGTCAGGGCCCTGGGTTAGAGTCCCAGCGGGTGTACTTAATTATAGAACGATAGAAAGTAATTAAAAAATAGCACAGAAGCGTACAGCAAGTTTTATTCAGATAAACTTAATATTAACATTCCAAGACGAAATGGAGAAGCGTTAACTGATAAAAAGCGTGAAGCACCATTTTATTTTTAGCAGTTTGGAAACAAATTGCGAAGTCCATTCCCAAGACTTTAAACGGGCGCTTCTTTTAATTTGCTCCCATAGTTTAATGGATAAAATTTATCGCTACGAACGATAAGTTGGAAGTTCGATTCTTTCTGGGAGTACATTGTTTAACAAAATATTTTAGTTTTTATGGCTTTAATTTTAAAAACAAACACTGGTTATGAAATAAAGGTAAAGGAACCAGAACTTATTGTAAAAGATAATAAGTTATACAACAAAAAAACTAAGTCATTTGAAGCTTTAGAAGGCGACAAGATTTGCTTTGTCAAAAACCTTGAAAATGGCTATAAAGTCACTACTGTTGGTAGCGTAGAAGGTTATACATTCAACGGTCATGTAAAGTTGAGAGGCGTTAAAGAGCCTTATGAAGTTACAGGATATTCAATAGAACATGTTGCAAAAATAGCTGAATTTATTGATGAAAATGCAGTAAAAACAGAAATTATTTATGCAGATTGAAAAAAATATTTCAAAAAAACACACTTTTTAAAAATAACAATATATTTATAAACAAAAATTAAAAATAAAAATAATTATGGCACAGAATTTTAAACATATTACATCCATTATTTCTAATGCGTTTACATCAAGTAAATGCAAGGATAATAGTGTGTCTAATTTTGATGCCAAAGTTCAAAAACAGCGATTGGAAGATTATAGTATTAAGATATAAAAAGAAAAATAAAAGTAAATGCACTTACTTCACTATAAACGCCAAGCTGTTGATGAACTCCTAAAAAAAGTTTTCAGCAGCTTTTTTTAATTCATATACATTCTATGGCAAATAAGAAATTAAGTCCGGTGGCTAAAAAGCTTTGTCGTTTCTTAAAAGAAAATGATGCATATTCATCTTTCATTAAGGCTTTCAAGAAACAAGAAAAAGTAAGAGTGAATTGGAGTGATTCATATGAATGGTATTTTAAAAGAAAAATAAATGCATCATTTGATGATTTTTGCGAACAAATAAAAAATAAAAGCCTTTTAATACAATTTTCGTTTATTTGGAAGGATGCAAATGAAGGACATGAATATTGGCAAGATTTGTCACGTAAATGGAAAAACGGAATATAAAACTTGGTAAATGAAATAACATTTTTTAACTAAAAATATTTGGTAGATAAAAATATTTTTTGTATATTTGCAAGGAAGAATATAACACAGCCTCTGGGGATGCTAGGCGGTCTCTTAGATTAGCCTCGTACAACAAAAATTAAAAAAATGGAGCATAGGTCAAACAGTTAAGATTTCTGCCTGTCACGCAGTAAGGAGCCAGTGCAACTCTGGTATGCTCCGCAATATATAAAAGTCGAATTATGTGCGTACTTTTTGTGTTTCGGATATATTTATATGTAAATTAGTAAATTTATGTGTAGTATTGAAGAAATTAAAAATAGTAAGACAAATGATGAATTTAAATTTGTTTGTAAACATTGCGGTAAAGAATTTATAAGGACAAAAAGACAGATTAGTAAAAACAATTATAATATACCAGTATTTTGTTGTTCAAAATGCCAAAAAGAATGGTATAAAGAGAATTCTTATGTTACTGTAAAATGTGAAAATTGTGGTAAAGAGTTTAAAATATTAAGAGGTACATATAACAAAAGTGAAACAAAACATTTCTTTTGTGATAACTCTTGCGCCGCTAAATATAATAATAGCCATAGAGAACGTAAAAAGAGTGATATTGTTTGGGTAGGTGATAAAAAGAAAAAAGGCTATAATAAATGTCCTATATGTGGAAAATTAAAATATTATAAATCTGAATTATGCTCTGATTGTCGAAACAAAGAAAAAAGAAAAATAAAAGAAAGAACTCTTGGCTCTTATGTTGATGGTAAAAAGTATTTAACATCTAAGTGTGGCGAAATTAGAAAAGATGCAAGGAGAACAATGGAAGAAAGTAAAAGAGAAAGAGTTTGTGCTTATTGCCATAATCACGAATTTGATGGTATTTTAGAAGTGCATCACATAAAAGGTATTCTTGAGTTTGACAGAACTGCAACAATTGGTGAAATAAATGACGAACAGAATTTAGTTTGGCTATGTCCAAATCATCATAAAATGTTAGAAATGGGATTAATAAAACTAGAATAAATATACAACGGATGCATGTAAGGACTCCTTTGGGGGTGACCGTGTAATTGGTAACAAACATAGGTTCGAATCCGATAGGGGCTGCGAAACATAAGTTTTTCAAAAAAAAGTTTGGGTTGCCGTAGTGGTCGAACGGTCTAGACTGTTAATCTAGTGAGGTATACTCCACCGTAGGTTCGAATCCTACCCCAAACGCAAAATTTAACAAATAAAGATACCAATCTCGCATATGTTGGTTTGAGGGAAATTCTTAACAAGACCCTTGGTAGTTTAAAAGCGATATAAAACATTATTTGTTATAATATAGAGGTTTAAGCCTAATTGGTAAGGCAGTAGTCTGTTTTACTTGGTCATAAGGAAGCACTAAGTCAACGATACTGTTGCTGTGCATCGCTTGGAAGAGTGGCAGAGTGATTGATTGCACAACTCTTGAAAAGTTGCAGTCGTTTAAAAAGCGGCTCGTGGGTTTGAATCCCACCTCTTCCTCAAGTAGCACTATTATAAAAAAAGTTTAGTCAAAACCTTGATTTTTCCGCAAAATGTATTATGTTTTATACAAGTAATACATTTAAATATGAAGAAAAGAAAGGTTATTGACATTAGTACTAAAGAGAAAAGACAAGAAGTCTTTGAAATTTTAAATGGTCTAACTAGTAAAAGTAAAGCCCATGAGTATTTTGGAATCAGTGATAATAAACAAGGTTCTGATTACTTGGTACAAATTGCAAATGAAGTTGGATTTGATTTCTCTACTTACAAAGAAAGGAGAAAGAAGCCAATTAAATATTGTAAACAATGCGGAAAAGAAATAACTAGTAAATGGGCTAAAGACTTTTGTTGTTCAAGTTGTGCAACAAAGTATAATAATGAACATAGAGATAAATCTGTTTATGAAAAGGTTGCTGATGCTTTGAGAAAAGACAAAGTAGTAAACAAAAGGCACTGCATAGTCTGTGGAAAGGAATTGGGAACTCATAAAATAAAATACTGTAGTACAGAATGTAAATACGAACATTATAAAAAAGAAAATAAAGGAAATTGCCACACAGTAACTATCTTCACAAAAACATGTGAAAATTGTGGCAAAAAATTTGAAACAAAAAACCTAATGGCAAGATTTTGTTCAAATGAATGTTCGACATCAGCAGCAAAAGAAGAAAAATATAAAGATTTTATTGAAAATAATGAAAAATATTGTAGAGGTAATTATACACCAAGACGTTTTTTAAGAGAAAAATTTCTCATAGAGCAAGGAGGCGTGTGTGCAATATGTGGGTGCAAACCAGAGCACAACGGAAAACCATTAGTATTTGTATTAGACCATATAGATGGTGACGCTTCTAATAACAAGAGAGAAAATCTTAGAATGATTTGTCCTAATTGTGATAGTCAATTGGACACATTCAAATCGAAAAATAAAAATAGCACAAGAAGAAATTATTGGAAAGAACATATAATAAGGGAGATAAATAAAGAACAAAACATTAACTAGCTGAAAAACTAATAAGTTGCATAAAACATGTACAATGCAGATGACATAATATTTAGAGAGAGTTTATACGCTTTAAGGGCATATGATTTAATAGAAGGTTATT